GGAGAACTTCAGGATTTGGACGGTCAGTACATCGGCATCAATTCGGAAATGCGGTATCTCAGTATCGATGAAAGTAGCTTTGTTTGGGCTTATACTTTCTCTTTAGGAGACCGGCATTCGGCCCCGACAGACGCCTCCTTGATCGGATTCAACCGATCGGATATTGGTGAGGGATATGGCGATAAGGGGCATTATGGCGACAACGTCATTTCGCCATGTACGTGTCATTTGACCGTAGATGATGAACAAAATTCCGTGTTCTGCCTGAATAATATCGTATGGTTCACCAACAATGTCCTGCATCGGGCATTGATAAGCGGGAATCGGATCGACGGCGAGTGTATAAATATGACCCTATCAGGGCATGGTACGTATATAATGCACGATTGCCGGAATATCATCACGGGGGACAGATGCTATGCAAATACGTTCGGAGTTAGCTGCAATTCTATTGCATTTGGCACCAGCTGCGGAGGAAACACGTTCGGGAACGGTTGCTCGTCAAACACATTCGGGAACAATTTTCAGTACAACACATTCGGGAACTACTTGCGTCATATAACAGTAAATGATGGCATTCAGTATGTGTCTGTCGTGGGCGGAACAGCCGCTAATAATGTACAGAACGCCCAAATTCTCAACGGGACGAGCGGGCAAATTCCATCGAATCGCCTGCAAATATCGTTCAAAGCGAATGTAAAATACTGCCAATTCGCAGGGCTGAATTCGAGCGGAATTTTGAAGATTTGGACGCCCGCAGACCTCGTGTAAAACGACCCATGTTTGCGTATTGTTGCGTTGTAAGCGTAATAATACGCAAACATTCGGAACGGAATAAAGCGGCCGAAAAGATTACAACTACCGTAAAGCAGAGCATATTATAGGGATAGAGCGCACGATTCGGCATTAGTTGTTCCCGAACTAATCTTCATAACTTCGAGGGACAATTAGAATAACCCAATCAAATAGTGCTCTATGCTTAACAAAATTCGCTACAAGTTAGTTTTCAACAGAGCTCGGCGGCTCAACAAGCGAGGCGAGGGCCTTGTCGAAATCGAGTGCACGCAGCAGAAACGCCGCATCTATTTCACGACCCATACGTATGTCCCACCCGGAAACTTCGCCCACGGTTCGGTCGTCGATATGGCCAATGCCGAAAGCCTGAACTATGCCCTTTGTGTGATGATGCAGCAAGTCGAACGAGTAGAACTCGAATACATCAAGCGAGGCGTGGAGGTACAGCTCCCCATGCTTAAAGAGGCGGTGCGCTCAAATATATCGCCCGCGGCCAAGCTATGCGAGTTCGGGGTACAGGTCGTTGAGCAGAGCGATCGGAAAAACCTGACCAAGCTCAACTATCAGACCCTGCTCAACAACATCGAGCGGTTCCGAAAGGGCACGCTGGTAACGGACATCGATTACCAGTTCCTCGTCGGGTATGACCGGTGGTTGCGTGAAAGCGGTATTGCCCACAACACCCGGATCAGCCGCCTGCGCCTGCTGCGGGCACTGCTCAATGAAGCCGCCAAGCGCGACCTGATCCACGGCAATCCGTTCGACCGGTTTCGCATTCAACAAATGGTGTCGAAGAAAGGGTTTCTCACGACAGAGCAGCTTCGCAAGCTGGAAAAGCTGCCACTCAAAGGGCCGGAGGACAAGGTGCGCGATGCGTTCCTGATAGGTTGCTACACCGGCCTGCGCTTCTCGGACATCATCACGCTGCGAAATGACCATATAGCGGGCGGCTGGTTGACCAAGAAGATGGCCAAGACCGGTTACATGGTGGAGCTACCCATTGCGGAGCTGTTCGGCGGGAAAATGGAGCTGCTGCTGGACAAGTATAACGACAACATCGAACGGGTCAGCAAGTCGCTCGGCACGAACTCGTCCGTGAACAAGATTCTGCGCGGCATCCTCGACCGGATCGGCGCGAATTCCAAAATTACGTTCCACTCCAGTCGGCACACGTTCGCCACCCACCTCGGCCAGAGCGGCGTGCAGCTGACGACTATTCAGAAGCTGTTGGGACATCAAAAGTTGCAGACGACGCAGATATATAGCGAGGTGGACAGACGAGCAATAACTAACGACCTCAAAAAGGGCCGTAAACGTACAAGACAATGAACAGGATATTAGTAGGCAGCCGCGCCTTTTTCAGCGGCATCGAGGGCTTTAAAAGCAAAGACCACGACTATCTCGAACTGGTCGAGAACCCGACCACCTTCAAATGGCGCAGGGAACAGTCCCTGCGCGGAACCTGCACGTTTCAATTCAAGAAAGAACCGGTCGCCCGAATGGTGCGGCGCACCCTCGAAAACGGCGAAGCGCTGCTCGTCGGCAAGTTCCTCGTGCCGGAGGTGGCACAGGCCATCGGGGCGACGGTAAGCGACATCCTGCCGCTCGAACCGCTCTTGTCCAAGCTGGACGACCGGCACAAATATGTGGCCGTCATTTTCGATGCCGTAAAGCAGAATGGCAGCTTCGAGCTGACCGACGAACAGCGGGCGGCCGCCTACGAGGTGTACCGGCAGGCCCGGCAACCGACGGTTGTGTCGGAGACTGGTCTGCCAACCATAAGAAACCCTAACGATGATACGGTAGATTAAAATAGCCTTTCGGGGGCGGGCATAAAAAAGCCCCCGACCTGTTAGTAGGACGCCAATCACACACTAACACAAGATGCGCCATCACGCATGGTCGAGGGTTTGATGCCTTTTGACCGCGTGATGGCGTTTTTTGTGTGCGGTTTCCCGCTATGTGTGATTGGCACTACAAAGATACGAAAACAATTTGAACACCATTTTATCAACCATTAAAAAATCTTTTTATGCTGAATGATTGACAACAGCACCGAGAGTATGCAGATACTCAAAGAAACGTCCGCACTCGGACGGCTTATCATCAAGCCCGTAGATAAGGTTCTCGCAAAAGAGTTGATCGTGGCAAACCACTACTCGCACAAGTGGAACGAGGGCGGCTTTGGAAAGTACAATTTCGGGATATTCCGAGCCGATGCGCCTGACGAATGTTTGGGCGTCGCAGTGTACGGCTATATGAAAAACCCGAAAGCGAACCTATTCACGCACCCGAACCCGAAAGCGTGGATGTGCGAACTCAATCGTATGTGGATCGACGACACGCTCGGACACAATGCCGAAAGTGTGCTTATCGCGGCGTCCATCAAGTTGCTGCGCAAACTCGATCCCGATTGCGTGGCGGTGCAGAGTTTCGCAGACGGTCGTTTGGGCTGCGGAACGATCTACAAGGCGGCAAATTTCCGCTACTATGGGTTTCATTACACGAAGTTCCTGCGCAATCGCAGAACAGGCGAAATAACGCACGAACAGATACTCACGAATACAACATCGCCGTCGGCATATTTGCGTTCAAACGTGGCGTTCCTGCTCGGCGATTTCGAGGTGTTGGTCGTGAAAACGTATCGTTACATTTACCCGCTTTGCAAACGATTTCGGTTCTGTAAGCCTGAAAAGCCGTATCCGCAATACGAGAAAGGGTTCACTTTGACGGAATGGCAAAGAGATACGCGGAAGATAAAAGAAAACATCATAACGTTACTCGACAAAGTTGCCGCGTAAACATTCCGATTGTTTAATTCCTTTGTACAAATATACGAAAAAGATACTAAACTACAAAGGATTACGAGATGTTTTTTACAAGAAAAAGCGTTTAATTTCGTGCTTATCGAAAGATGATTAAATACCGTTCGAACACGAGTTAAACGCTTTTCGTTTGGAGTGCAAAAAACACGGAAAAAATGCACATTTGAATTTTACAATCGGCACAAATGAATTTTGTGATTATATCCGGCACGCCTGGCAACGGCGACCGCACCGCCTACTTTGTGCCGGAACATTCCCGGATTTGTGTCGCTCACTACGCTGGCGCGCTCGATAACAGCCTTGAGCGTGGACGAAACATCGGCGGAATAGGTTGAGGAACCGAATATGATGGCATCTGCTTCGGTCATTTTCCGGTAAAGTTCTTGGAAAATATCATCGCCGA